AGCATGCAGCTGGTGGTCGGGCCCAACCAGGAACTCCCGGCCCGCCAGCTGACGGTGTCGGTGCAGGCGGCGCAGATCAGTAACGCCAACATCTATGCCGGCTTCATCCAGCCTTTGGTCGAGCCGCTGATCCCGACCAACCGCTGGTATCTTTTTTCCGACCCGGTGACCGCCCCGGTTTACGTCTACGGCTACCTCAACGGTGCCGAGGGGCCACAGGTCACCACCGGGCCGGTGTCAGGCGTGGACGGCGTCGAGGTGTCGGTGATCTTCGACTTCGGCGTGGGCGCCATTGACTGGCGCGGTGCCTGGTTCAATCCGGGGATCTGATCCGCGGCTGAACGCCGCTTCGTCGTCCTCCTCTTTCTCTCCATCCTCTCGCGAATGGGCGGTCTTCGGGCCGCCCTTCGCGTTTCCAGGGAGCCATCCCCATGAAGACCTTCGTCCAACCCGGCCTCTCGATCCCGCTGCCGATGCCCTACGACCGCATCTCCGGCCAGGGGGCGCTGGTCGGCGCGCTGTTCGGTGTCGTCGCAGTCGACGCGCTGTCCGGCGTCACCGCCGAGGTGGCGGTCAATGGCGTGTTCGACATCACCAAGGAGGCGCCGCTGATGATCGCCGTCGGCGCCCGGGTGTTCTGGGACAACACCAACAGGAGGGTCACGACGACGGCGACGGCCAACGTCGCGATCGGACATGACGTCGTCGCGGCGGCCAGCGCGGACACCATCGCGCGCGTCCGGCTCTCGGGCGGGACCCCAGCTGGAACCTGACATCTGCCGCATTTCCGGAGAAAAATCATGACATACCTGATCGCTCGCTTTGGCGAGGCTAGCACCGATGGCGCCCTCACGGGCGTCCTGGCGGCCCTCGGCCTGCACCTCGATGCCGGCCTGATGCAGAACATCGCGCTGATCGGCACCGGCCTGTCGGGGCTGCTCGGCATCCTGCTCCGGGACAAGGGTGCGGCTGCATGACGACGGCCCGCGACCGGGCGCGCCTGGCAGGCGTGCATCCCGACATCGTCGCCGTCGTCGAGGCTGCTCGCAAGCAGGTGCCCTTTATCGTCGTGGAAGGGCTGCGCGCGCGCGAGCGCCAGGCACAGATGGTGAAGTCCGGTGCCAGCCGCTCCATGGACAGCCGACACCTGACTGGCCATGCCATCGATCTCGCCCCGACCGTCGGGGGCAAGGTCCGCTGGGACTGGCCGCTGTTCTATCCCATGGCCAAGGCGATGAAGGTTGCGGCCCGGGAGATGGGCATCCCGATCGTTTGGGGTGGCGACTGGAAGTCATTCCCCGACGGGCCACACTTCGAGCTCGACCGCGGGGCGTATCCGGCGTGAGCGCCTTCGCATCGGCGATGGCAGCGCTGCATGCTGACACGAACATGGGCGCGGATGCGCAGTTCCGCCGCCCGCCCTTGGCCTGGGTGCCGGTGCGCATCCTGCTGTCGCAGCCCACCGAAGCGTTCGGCACAGAGCGCGCCGGCACCTTGCACGCCGATGTTCTGGTCAGCGCCCTCACCGACGCTCCGCAGCGCGGCGACGAGGTGCGGGTGCTCACCACCACCTACGCCGTCGAGGCGGCCGAGCGCGACGCGCTGGGCCTGTCCTGGCGGCTGACCCTGGTGGACCGCAACTGATCCGCCAGCCCAGGCCGCTTCCACCCCGGCGGTGCCGTTTCAGCCGCCCGCAAGGAGACCACCATGCTGATCCGCTTCACCACGCCCTGCGTGCTGGGCACGACCGAATACGCATCCGGCGACGAGGCCGACCTGCCGAACGATGTGGCCAACGCGACGCTGAGCCTCGGCCGTGCCGTGCGCGTGCTGCCCAATGCCGTTCTGACGGCGGCGCCCACTGCCGCGGCAGCGACGGAGCCACAGCCCGCACTCCAGCCGGAGCCGCCCGCGGCGCCCGATGACGACGCCGCGCGTCCGAAGCGGCGCTGATCGCAGGCGCCGCCCATGCCTACCCCAGTTCGAGAGGCAGCGCTGGCCGCCATCGCCGCGCGGCTGCCAGCGCAGATGCCCGACGTGGCGCTCGATCGCGCCCGCCGGAGCCCCGTCGATACCGACGTGGAGCCCCTGCCGCGCATGATCCTGCGCGGCGAGGGCATCGACGCCGACGACACCCAGGAGCCGGGCCGAACCCACTACCAGATCGGCTTCACGGTCCTGGCCATCTCGCGCGCCGGCTCTGACCTCGTTCTCGAACAGACGCTCTCCGTGCTGCACGCCCGCATCGCGGCGGCGCTGGCCGGCTGGGTCCCCAACATCTTGAACCTCGGCGATGTGGCCGAGCAGGGCGCCGAGTTCGTTCTCTACGACGCCGAGGACAGCGCCAAGCCGGCGGGTGAATGCGCCGCCAGGTTCTCGATCCTCGCCGTGACGCCCACCGGCGATCCCAACATCCCCTGATGGAGACCCTGCCATGTCCTTGAACCTGGTGCGCATGCGCAACGCCGCCGTCGCGGCGAAGATCGAGACCACGCCGGGGTTGGATGCCATTGCCGGATCCCCGGCGGCGGCAGACTTTCTGGCGGCCGACATCGAGGTCGATTTCGACCCGGTGGTCGTCGAGAACCCCGAGCTCACCGGCACGCTCGACCGCGCGCCGTCGATCGTCGGCGGGCTGCGTCCGCGCCTGCGCCTGCGCATTCCGCTGCGCGGCTCCGGCATCGCCGCAACCGCCCCGGAATGGGGCAAGCTGATGCGCTGCTGCACCTACAGCGAGACCGTTCAGGCCGCCCCCGTCGGCGCGCCAACCGTCGCCGTTGCGGGCACGACCACGACCGTCACCGCCTCAGCGCTCTTCGGCATGATCCCCAACCAGTACCGCGGCCTGCCGCTCGCCGTCTCCGGCGACCAGTCCTTCATCACTGGGATCATCGGCTACACCGCCGGCCGGGTGATCTCCTTCGGCGAGGCGCGGTCCTCGGCGCTCACGTTGTCGAGCCTGCTCCAGATTCCGGTGAACGTGCTCTATGCGCCGACCTCGGACGAGAGCGTCTACAAGTCGGCGACGGTCTACTTCTACGCCGACGGCTTCAACTGGCGCTTCGGCGGCTGCCAGGGCACGTGGTCGCTGGAATTGACCACCGGCGGCATCGGCTACCTGACCTTCGAACTGCGCGGCCAGATGCTCGCCATGACCGGCGCAGGCGTGCCGACCGGCTGGAACACCGCGATCCGTCCGACGGCGCCGCGCTTCGTCAACGGGCGAGCGCAACTGAACTATGCGACCGCGCGCTGCCGCCGGATCATGTTCGACGCGGGCGTAGAGGTGACGCAGCCGGACAATCCCGAGGCGGTGGAGGGCTACGACCCCGCCGTTCCCATCGCCCGCGACAGCAAGGGATCGATCGATCCGCTGATGGATACGAGCCTGGGCACCTCGCTCTACGACAATTTCCGCGCCGGCACGCCGATGCCGCTCATCGCCATCATCGGGTCGACCGCCGGCAACCGTTTCCTCGTCACCGCGCCCGCCGCCAAGGCGACCGGCTTGCGGCCTGGCGCGCGCGATGGCTCCGGCCAGCACGACATCGCCTTCCAGTTGGACGGCGCTGACAGCGTGCTTTTTCTGACCGCCTTCTGACCCCAAAATCCCGGAGCACGTCATGGTCCCTGTCTTCACCCGGCGCGAGGCCGAGCGCTTCGCCCCGCCAGGCTCGCCGCGCAGCTACCTCCTGGCGCCGCTGACCTTCCGCGAGCGGCAATCCTTCCGCGCCGACATGGCGCGCGAGTGCGGCATCTATCCGCCGCGCGCCCAGTTGCTCGACGGGCTGCGCGAGGCGGTGCGCGAGGCCTCGCCGGCCAACGCCGAGGAACTGATCAACCACATCGACGCCGCCGAGGCGGACGCCGACGGCGAGGACCGCAGCGTGCAGCAGTGCCTCGCGACGATCGAGGCCGCCTGCGCCGGGCTGCCGGTCTATGCGACCCTGCTCGCCGCCCGGCAGCGTTACGCTGGCATGCTGCCCTGGGTCGCCGCCCGCCATGCGTTGCGCGGCTGGGAGAGCGACGGGCTGCCGCCCTTCGCCCGGACCGGCGGGCTGGTGCCGGCCGACCTGCTCGACCTGATCCCCAGCGAAGAGATCGAAGCGGTGGGCAACCGCGCCGCCGAACTGATGCAACCCGACAGGAGTGCTGAGGGAAACTTCGCACCGCCCTCGTCCTCGCCCGCGATCCCCTGATCTGCTCCGGCGGGCGGCACCCGCCCGGCGGCGGAGATTGGCTCGTGGCGGGCACGGCCTGGGCGGAGAACCCGCGCATCGTGTTGGATACAGCCTGGAGCGGCTTTGTGCGGCTCTGGGCTTCGTGCCGCGCCGGCGTGGGCGGGATCGCCAACTGGCCGGATGCGGGCGGCGTGGCGGATCAGGCCGCCTGGGTGGTGGACGCCTTCGCCGTCCTGGGCGGCATCGACGCGGAACTCGGCGAGGACGAACGCCGCCGCCGGGGAGGGTGACATGGCCTTCGCATCCGCGGCGATCCGGGACGGCATCCGTGCCGCCATGGACGAGGAGATCATGGCGGTCGCCGCCGGCCTGCGCCAAGCGATCGAACGAACCGGCCGGCAGGTCCAGCAGGAGCTTCGCGCCCAGGCTCGGGCGGGCGGCTTCAGGGACGGCGGGCGGACGATCGCCAATGCCTGGCGCCTGCGCGTCTATCCCGACGCGGGCACGGCCCCGCGCACATGGCGCCCGGCAGCACTGGTGTTTTCGAACGCACCGGACATCGTGGACGCCTTCGACAAGGGCGTGCCGATCATCGCCAAGGGGAAGCATTGGCTGGCCTTCCCGACCTCGTGGAACGCCCTGCGCGGCCGGCGCGGCGCTTCGTCGCGCGGCGGCGTGCGGGTGACGCCGGCGCAGATGATAGCCGCCCGCGGCGACGCCTTCGTGATCCGCGCGAAGTCCAACCCGGCTGTCCGGCTCTGGTGCTTGCGCGTGCGCGAGGCTCGCGGCCTGTCACGTCGCGGGCGGAACCGCATCCGCCTCTGGGCCGGTCCCGCCGAAGTTCTGACCGGCAACCGCAGGGCGCCAGCAGGCGGCCCGCGACCTGCTCGCCCGCGGGTTCGTGCCGATGTTCCTGCTGATGAAGCGCGTCCCCTGCGCAAGCGGCTCGATATCGCCACCGTGCGCGCCCGCGCGGCCGGGCTTCTGGCCGGCAACGTGGTGGCCGAGCTTCGGCGCGGCGGCGCGGGATGAGCGGCAGCGCGCGCAATGTCTCGATCCGCGTCTCGGCCGAGGAGGTCGATAGCGCCCGGTCGCGCCTGGAAGCCCTCGGCGACGTGGGCGACCGCGCGCTGCGCCGGGTCGAGACGGCAGCCCAGGCTGCGGCCAACGCCTTTGCGGGCTTGGCCCGTCCAGCGGATGCCGAGGCGTTGCGCCGCCGCGGCGCGGATATCGCCGCCTACGGCGTGGAACTGGACCGCCTGCGCGGGAAGTTCGACCCGCTATTCGCATCGCAGCAGCACCACAAGGCCCTGCTTGCCGAGATCGGCCAAGCCGAGCGCGCCGGCGCCATCGATGCGGCCACGGCCACGGCGGCGCGCGACCGCATTGTGCGCGGCTATCTCGAATCCACCGCGGCCATGCGCGGAATGGCGCCCGCGGCCCAGTCGGCGGCCGGCGCCCAGGCGACACTGGCGCGCACCGGCGAGAACGCGTCCTACCAGCAGAAGCAGCTTGCGTTTCAGCTGAACGACGTTTTCCAGACCCTCGCCCTCGGCGCCCCGCCGATGCAGGTATTCCTGCAGCAGGGTCCGCAGATCGTCCAGATTTACGGTGGCGTCGGCAATACGCTACGCACATTCACTGCCTTCGTCGGCGGCCCGTTCGTGCTGGCGTTCGCGGCCGGTGCGCTAGCGGTTGGCGCCATGGCCGCCAGGTCGGTGGGCCTGGCAACCGAGGCCCGCACGCTGTCGGTGGCGCTGCGCGGCGTGGGTCGCGATGCCGAGATCGCGACCACCGACCTGCAAGGCTACATCCGGGCGCTGGAACACCAGGGCGTGGCCCGCGCCGACGCCCGCGGCATCGTCGCCGATATTGCCCGCACGCCCGGCATCGCGGCCGCAGACATCGGCCGCGCCGCGCAGCTTGCGCCCGATCTGGCTGCGGCCACCGGCACCGATGCCAAGGCGGCGGCAAAGCAACTCGGCGACCTCTTCGCATCGCCCGCCGACGGCATCCGCAAGCTCGACACCGCGATCAACTTCCTGACCGTCTCCCAGGCCGCTGCCATCCGCACCATGCTGGAACACGGCGAGCGCGCGAAGGCGGTCGATCTTGCGATCGAAGCCCTGACCAAGCGGATCGGCGGGCTGAGCCGCGATGCGCTGTCGCCGATGGGCACAGCGCTGCGCGACCTCTCGAGAAGCTGGACCGGGTTCATGGACTCGGTCGCGCAGTCGGGGCCGATCATCGCGCTGGTCGAGACGCTCGGACTGGCGGTCCGGGGCATCAGCTGGGCGGTAGCGTCCCCCCCGCCCGGCGAGCGCACCGACCGCGAAATCGCGCGCCTGGAAGAGCAGCTTTCGGGCAAGGACAGCTACGGTGCGCCGAGCATCAAGGGTGACGCGAGGAGCGTCCTCGGGCAGCAGCTTGCCAACGCCCGCGCACTGAGGATGGTCCAGGGCGGCCCGATCACCGGCGCCGCCGCGGCCGCGCCGGAGCCTGGAACGCGCCCGTCGGGCAGCCCGATCGGCGAGCCGTCGCCGGGCCTGCTTGCTGCCCAGCAGAGGCAGGTCGATCTCCTCACGCAGTCGTATCGCGACCAGCAGCGCGTTCTGGCGGCATCGGTGCCCGACCGGGTGCGGCTGCGCGCCGAGATCGCCGCCACCCACGAAGCGGCCGAAAAAAGCATCACCGGGGCGGCGCGCGAGGAACTGATCCGTCGCCGCGTCGCCGAGGCGATCGCTACCGAGGTCGACGCGCGAGGCCAGCAGGTCGCGGCCATCACCCGCGAAGGGCAGGCGGCGCTGGCGCTGGCCCAGGCGTCCGAGCAGGGTGGCGCTGCGATGCTGCGCAGCAAGGCGGCGGCGGATGCGCATGCCCAGGCCGCGACGCAGACGGCGGTCAACGAAAAAGCCTTGGCCGAGGCCATCCTGAACCGCGGCGCGGCGCAGCAGGCGGCCAGCGGCACCGATGCCGCGCTCGCGCTCAAGAACCAGAACGAGGCGCTGCGCAGCCTGATCGATGCGGAACAGCAGGGCGACCGCCCGGCATACTGGGCGGCGATCGAGGGGAGCGTGCGCGAGGCGACGCGCGCCATGGAGGCGCACCGCGAGGTCGCCACCGACCCGGCGATAGCAGCGGCGCTGATGGCGGAGATCGGTCTTGTCCGCCGCCGCAACGAGGAACAGGCGGCGCTCAATACCGAGCTTGCGCAGCAGCGCCGCCTGTCGGCCGGTGGCCGCGAACTGGCTGACCTGCGCGACCAGACTTGGCTTCTCGGCCAGAGTGCCGCGGTGCGCGAGCGCGAATTGGCGACAAGGCGGGCGATCCGGCAACTGGCACAGGAGGGCTTCGATCCCGCGAACCTTCCTGCGGCCCAACAGGCGCTGGTCGATCAGGCTGCCGCCCTCGCGGATGCGAACACGGAACTGCGTCAGCAGCGCGGGCTCTACGACGGCATCGCCAACAGCGCGGTGCAGGCTTTTTCCACCGTCGGCGACGCCATCACCCAGGCATTCGTCAGCGGGCAGGGTGCGGCGGTCAATTGGGGCAACGTCGCCCGCGGCGTAGTGTCTTCGGTGCTGTAGAAAATCGTCAAGCTGGCGATCATCAATCCAATCCTGAACGGCGTGCTTGGCACCGAGCGCCCGTCCCTCCTTTCTCTCGGCGGTGGCGGTCTCGGCGGTGGCGGCGGTCTCGGCAGCTTGACCGGCGCCGGCTCCGCGCTGAGTAGCGGCTGGGGCACGCTGAGCAGCGGAGGCTATTTCGCCGCGGGTGGCGGCGGGTTGCTCGGCTCGGCTGGCTATATCAGCCCGATCGGCGAAGCTGGGATCGCCGGCACGTCGGGCATGTTCGGCACCGGCAGCAGCTGTAGCATGGGGTCGCTTGGCTCCACCGTTGGCGGCATCGGTGCAGGGTTTGGCATCGGCAGCGCCCTGGGCGGCCTCATCGCGAACAGCCCGGCGCAGCGCCAGAATTCCCAGATCGGTGCCGCATTGGGATCGATCCTCGGCGCCAT